CTAGGCTTTTCGCTTCTTTACAGACTTCCGGTCGGGACTATGTCGGGACTTTGGTGCGCGAACCTCGCTCGCTTCGAGGGCGTTGCGCACGTCTTCGTCCAGGACGTGGGCGTAGCGCAGGGTGGTCTCTATGCGCTTGTGCTTGAGCGCTTCCTTGGCAGCGGCGAGTGAGCCGGTAGCGCGGACTATGCGCGTGCCGCGCGTGTGGCGCAGATCATGGATCCGGAAGGCGGTGACCTTGGCAGCCGCGAGGGCTTGTGCCCATGGCTTGCGCAGGGCGGTTGCTGTCAACGGATAGCGCTTGCCCTTGCGCCGATTGCCCCGGCTCTTCTGACAAACATAGGTGAAGACGAAGGGCTTGCCCTCCTCGGTGTCGGCTTGGGGCTGGCGCGCGATGATCTCGACGAGGGCAGTGGTCAAAGGGCGACTGACATAATCGCCACCCTTGATCTTGGTGACTGCCGACTTCGCAGGAAGGTTGAGGTCCTCCCAGCGCAAACCGAGGACCTCGGCGCGGCGCCAGCCCGACTTGAGCATGAAGTCCACCGCGTCGACCACGTCGTTTCGCAGGGCCAGCATCAGCTTGTCTTCCTCGAGGTGCTGCAGCTCGCGCGGGGGCTTGGCGGGGACCTTGTAGAAAAGGAGAGCCCAGTCGGGCATTTCGCCGACGTCGAACTTCGAGCGCTGGGCGCGGCGCCACATGGAGCGCGCGTTTTCGATCTCGCGATTCACCGATGCGTTTGACCGGCCGTCGCGGCGCTTCGCAAAAAAGATTTGCAGATCGCGGTCGCTGATCTCCGAGAGCAGCCGCGATCCGCCGAGGCCAGCGATCAGTTCCTCGAGCATGTAGCGAATGGTCGGCCAGCTGGGCAGGGTCTCGACGTGGTCCTGATAAAGGCTGGCAGCTTCGTTCACCGTGATGGGAGGGCGAACCGTTACCGGGTTTGCCGCGGCGTGGCGCTCCTTCCGCTCATAGGCCTCGGCCGCGCGCAGAGTGCTACAGCCGGTGGAGCCGTAGTAGCGCCTCCCCTTGAACTGGAAATCATAGTGGTAGTGGGGTTTGCCCTTGGGCTTATAGACACTCATGACCTTACCGCGCGCCGGTTTTCCTTCCGGCATTGCGAACGGTGAAAGGAATGATCTGCGCGCCTTTGCCCTTCTTCCGAGTGTTGCGGGTGGGCTGTGGCTTTGGCGGACATGCTGGCTGAACCGTGCGAAGAGAATCGATGAACGTCGTGAGATCGTCCTCGGTATATCGCACGGCTCGGCCGATCAGCACATAGCGCAGCTTTCCCTCGCTCCGCGCCTTGCGGAGCGTGCGAGGGGACAGGCTAAGGCGCTGCGCAGCCTCGGCTTCGGTCAGGAGGAGCTGACGGGTCACGGCTGCAGCCTTCTCACTGCATAGCGGCTGACTATGTGGCGCACGCCGTCGGCGAACTCGATCTGAATGGTGTTCATCTTTCCGACTGCGATTAGGCGGCAAGGGTGGCCGTGCCTATCGGGCAGGGTTGCACGAAGACGCCAGTAGTGGGTGAGAGGTTGGGTCACGCAGCCTCCCGCTGGCTGACTTCCCACGCCTCGGTGAGGCGGCGCACGGCTGTGGCGAAGTGCTTGGGGTTGTGCTCGATGCCGGTGAAGACCTTGCCCGCCTTGATCGCGGCAACTCCGGTGCTGCCAGTGCCCATGAAGGGATCGCAGACGGTGATACCAGCGACGTTGCGGGCGATCTTCTCCATCAGGTCAGCGGGCTTCACCGTCGGGTGGTCGTAGACGCTTTTGCGGATTGAGCCGCACTGGATCCAGCGGTGCTTGTCGTGATGTTCGCCCTGGGGAAAGTAGCCCCGGTTCCAAGCGTGGATGTAGGGCTCCATGTCGGCAAGGTAGTTCTTGTTCGCCATAGGCGAAGGGTTCGGCTTGATCCAGACGCCGAGCACTGCGCGATGGAAGCGCGGGCGCAGGTGAGCGAACATGTCGGCTACCAGCAGAGCGTCCTGCTCGCGATCGTCCTCGGCCAGCTCGGGAATGAGATCGCCCAGCTGATCGTTGTGGCAGAACACCACCACAGCACCGCTGCGCGAGGCATCGATGATCGAGCGATCGAACCCGCGATCGAGGCCTTCCTCGACGATCTGGTCGGATGCGCCGCGCGCCTTGCGGAAAGCGCCGCCGCCTGAATTGTCGAACGCATAGGGCGGGTCCATGACGTCGGCGTCCATCCAACCCAAGGTGGGCCGGCTGGCATAGGCATCGCCGAGGTAGAGGCGGTGCGGGCCGATAGAGACGGGGCTCACGACACTAGCTCTCGGAAGAGGATCGGCTGCACACTGCCATCGCTGTAGACCGCATCGAGCCAGAGATCCGCGCGAGGTTCATCACCCGTCCATTTGTCGGGGTAGGTTTTCGCTTCGATCAACTCGCGAATCCGCGCTTCCTCTTCGCCATTGATCAGATCGACACCGGCGCGGCGTTGGATGTCGAGGACCTGTTCGAGAGCCTGCGACCGCGCTTCGAGCGTGAGCGGCCCCATGCGTTGCGGGTTCTTCGCGATCGAACCATCTTTGAGCCGCTCGACGCCTCGCTTACGCAGTCTTTGCTCCGGCTTTCGCATCCATCGATAAAGCGGCTTGAGTTCAAGCAGTGGCGAAAGATGAGCCCATGTGGGCATCGCCACGATGGTTTCCAGCGCGGTGTCTCGCGCTGCGAGTGGGCAGCCGATGCAGCCTGTGCGGGCGTTGATTTCCTCGGCCTCGTCGCCGCCATAAGCATCCGCAAGGATCTGCGTTGGCCAGCCACCAAATTCGGGCATCGGAGCCCAAACCTTAAGCCAGTCCCAGATCCAGCAAACGCGCCAGTGCAGCAGCGGGGCGAGCGTCGCAATGCGGCCCTTGATCCCCTTGGCCTCGGGCAGCACCTGTTGGTACCAGCCTTGCCCACATTCTGCGCCATCCTTCGAACAGGACATGGCAATTCGACCATCGCGGATTGCGCTTTCCCCTTCGCGGACGCCGGTAAGCATCAGCGCCGTCCCGGGGAGCTGCTCGAGAGCAGTCTCAAGTGCGGCTGCCATTGGCTCAACCTTGATTTGCCGGGTGCACCAGCGGAGCGTGTTGTTGTTGGGTGGCGGCACGCCTCGGCCAAGGATGTAGACCATGAAGCGCTTGTCGAGCGGCGCGCGCACCACGATCACCTCGATCCAATCGAGCTCGCTCAGTTTCGCGATAATCTGCTCGGCAGCAAGCTGGATCGGCGGCAACTCCTGCCTGGTGTCCGCATAGAAGACATAAAGCTTCTTTGGCTTAGGCAGGTGGCCTGCCTGAACAAGGTGCACGATCAGGGTCAGCAGCGTGGTGCTATCCTTCCCAGCTGACCAAGCTACGGCGTAGTGCTCATGCTGTTTCCAGTAGGCCAAGAGTGATTGCAGGGTGAGTTCCACGCCTTCGCGGTGCACGTCATGGATGGAGAGCGGCTTCATGCCTGCAGTCCTTTCGCGATCGTGGGTTCGAGGTGGGCGCGGGGTGCTACCGTGGCGAGCTTGGCCTTGCCGGTGGCGACCAGGGCGAGTTGTTCCTCGAAAGTCTTGGGGCGGGCGGCTTCGGCCTTGCGCTCGGCCGCACGATCGCGGCGCCAGCGGGCCTTCGCCTCGTCGAATGGAAGTTCGTCGAGCAGCTGCCGGAAGGTGTAGATCTGGCGCGCTCCCTTCGGTGGCCAGAAGGGATCGACGTAAGCGCCCTTCTTCACGCGACCGGGCCGGATGGGCTCGGGCAGTTCCTCGCCCTTTGCGGCCAGTTCGGCGACGAGCTCGTCTCGCAGGCGGATCGCGCTGCTGTGGCCGATCGCGCAGAGGCGGGACGCACGCAGCACCGGCACCCGATTCAGCAGCATGGTGCGCAGGGCCGCGATCTGGCTGGCGTGAATGTGCCGGCTGTTCTCTGTCTGGACATGGCGCACGCCATCGATGTCGCAACCCGGCAGGCACTCGCCCTTGCGCTTGAGCCGTTTGATCAGGCGTTCGCGGATGCGGGTGCAGGTGGTCTTGGAGATCCCGCTGCGCGCCGAAATCTTGAGAACGCCGAGGCCCTGCATGTAGAGCGCCTCGACCTCTGCCCGCTGCTGCCGGGAAACCTTCACGCCCGAATAGCGCATGCCGCCGCCGGGAGGGGGCAGGAGCGCCTTGCCACGCTCGGCCAGGTCACGATTGTAACGGCGGCGTTGTTCGGCCACGCAAGCGGCAGAGATGCCGAGGCGAAGCTGGATGTCCACGCCCTTGAGGCCCTTCTTCAAGGCATAGCGCACCCGCTCCAGTCCTTCCGGTGTCAGGCGACCGTACTGGTCCCGCTGCGCCGGGGTGAAGCCTTTGCGGGTACAGAGGGCGATCAAAACTGCGTTGCATGCCGACGCCTCGGCCACGCCGAACTTCTCGCCGATGCGGGCGAATGACCATCGCTCTTCCTCGCGAAGGCGGATCGCCTCCTCGAGGTGCTCAGGCGGCAGGGCCGATGGCTTGCAACCGTTCTTGCGGGTCGAGCGGATGCCCAGCTTGTGCGCCTTGACGTGGATCGAATGCCAAGTGCGGTGTGGCAGGTGCTGGTGAACAGCTTCGACACCGCCCACCGGATAATACTCGCGCAGGCGAGCAATCTCCGCCGGGGTAAAGCGGGGGGTTTTATGAGCGGGCATGGCTGACCCTCGCAAAGTTGATTTCGAAGAGGAGGCCGAGCCACTGGACGGCGAGGGATTGACCCTCGCACCAGCCTTGGCCGTCGATGTCGGAGCCGGACCAGCGGCACAGATCGAAGCGGGGGAGGATGCGCTTCATTTTGCGCCTCCAAGCAGCTGTTCGGGCTCGGGCCAATTCCAGAAGCCCTGCGCGCCGCGCATGGGGATCGGGCTTTCCCATGGCTCGATGTCGAGCATGGGCCAGCCCCAGTTGGCGTGGCTGTCGCGGTCGCTGTCGTTGGCGCGGGGGACGCCGAATTCCTCGGCGATCTCGGTGCCGAGGCGCGGCACGCCGATTACGGCGGTGCCGATGCCGGCAGACATGGGCAGCAGCTCGCACAAGGGCATGAAAGCTCGGGCGAGGATCGGCGTTGCGAGATCGGGGTGCAGGCAGGTTTCAGCTGCAGCCAAGGCAAGTTCGTCGCAGGCGTTGCGGTTCGTGAGAATGTGCCAGAGAGCCGAGGCCTCCTCGCCGTCGATCTTCTTTGCCGCTGCGTGGATCACGATGCGCTGGCCGATCAGCGAGCGCGGTGCGCGCCAGCCACGGAACTCGTAGGGCTTGGCACCTGCGATGATGAGGCTGGCCCAAGGCTGCCAGATGGTGAGCGCTTTCATGCCGCACCCCCGGTCTCGACGTATCGGCCTTCAGCACGCGCGATGAATTCCTTCATCATTGCGATCATGTCTTCGCGGCTGCCGTTGCTGATGTAGTTCACGCGGCCGTTGTCGATCTGGCCGAACTCGGCGACGAGCATCACGAAGGCGAAGCGCTTTGGCTTACTTGCGCCGTTGAGCGTCTGGTCGATCGCCGTGGCCATGGCGTTCATGTTGGCCCGGTGGCGTGGTTCGATCGGACGGTGCGTCACGCTGCACCGCCTTCCTCGGCGGGGGCCGGTTCGTAGCGGGTGCCGCAGAAGGGGCAGAAGGTGTGGCCAAAGAGCCTGGGCTTTTTGCTACGGGTCTCGCGCTTGCCGTTGTCGCGGCGATCGAGCGGGGTGTAAGTCCGGGCGGTCAGCTCGTTTTGCTCGCGTGAGAAGCAGATTGCGATGTCGAGCTTGTGCTCGGGCAGCTTGCTCTGGATTTCACTGATGCAGTTGCAGGTCACTTGCGGGGCCTTTCGGTTGGTGAAGTCAGTCGCGCAGCCACCATGGCAGCGGGCGTGGTTCGGGTTCGGGAGGGCGCAGGGGCGCGTTTCGGAGCGCTTCGAGGCGATCGTGGCCGCGTTGCCATTCCTGCTGGGCGGCACGGCGGGCGAGTTCGTCCTCGGCTTCCTTCGGAGTGCAGCCTAGCTGCTGGGCAAGCTCGAAGGCCGCGCGGTGGGCGCGGTAGCGCTCGGCGAGGCTGGCAGACTTACGAGGCACCGCCGATGTTCCGGGGGCGCTGCATCTGCGGATCGGGCGCGATCATGCGGACTGCGAGGATCGCCTCCTGCAGCCGCTGCTGTGCGCGCCACTGCCGCATGTAAGCCCGGTCGGCGAGGTTGTCGGCCTCGGCCTGCTCTGCCGCCGTCAGGGAGCGCTGCAGGCGGATTGCGTCCAGTTCGGCTGCGCGGCGGAGCTGCTCGGGAAGAGCAATGCGGTGCCGGCGGCGATGCTGAATCACCATGGGCAGACCTCCCATGCATCGCACTGCTGGATCCCGGCGAGGATCTGCAGTCCGAAGTGCAGAACTGTGGCGACAGCGACAGCGAAGGCCGCAAGGCGCGCGGCATTGTGAAGCTGCTGCGCCATCACGCGGCGTCCTTCTGTTCGGTGATCAGGTCGTTGACCCGCTTCACCCAAGCCACGCGCTTCTGCGATCCCGGGGGCATGAGGGCCGCGCCTTCCTGCAGCAGGGCGAGCACCTGGCTGCGCAGGCGGACCTTGTCAGGCGAAGGCTTGCGCCGGCGGACGGTGCGGGCAGCGATGCCGGCGCGGGTGCAATCTTCGCACCAGGTGAAGCCGTTGCGGGTTGTCCAACCGACCGGCAACTTGCCATCGCCGGTGTTGTGGACGTTGCCGCACCCGCATTCGAACGGGACAGGCTGCTGCTTAATCGAGAGCTTCATGATCGTTGCCCCCTCACAGCCAAGGGAACAGCAGCGCAGCCCAGAGGGCAAAGCTGCAAAGAGCGATGAAGCCCGCATTGCGCGTGTATCTGCGAACACCTCGGCGCGGATGCGGGGTGCATAACCGGCACTGGCAGTACATCGGGTGAAAATCAGACGGCATGGTTGGCCTCCTGGTTGGTGCGCGATTGTGCGCTTGGAAATTCTCGGGAGATTTCTCTGGCGAGCTGGGAAAGGGCGGCGGTCCTGCGGCCCGGTTCGAGGTGCCAGCGCAGGGCGATCACGCACTCGGCCTGGTCGGCCAGCGCGTCGGAAAAGGTCCCTTCCTCGCGGGCGATCTCGGCGATGGTGCGCAGGCTGGCGTCGATCGCGGCGCGGCGCTGTTCAAGTGAGGCGATGGGGGCCGGTTCACCCTGCCCCGTGCAGATAAAGCGCCAGTCGGCGACGATCCGGCGGAAGGTGGCAATCTCTGCCTCGGCCTGCCCGGCTGACATCTTCCCTGCTGCGATCAGCGCGGGAAAGCGCTTCTCACGCATGGCAAGCATACGCTCGGCCATGGCGAGGAGATCGGCGTGATCGTGGATGCGGTTGGGAGGATCGAAGGTTTCAATGCCCTGCCAGATGCGCAGGCCCATCGCCTCCGCCCGCGCATCGGCAAAGCTGACCACTTCGCCGAGATTGATGCCCCGGCCGGTCATACGATGCGATCCGTGCGGACTGGCTGCTGGAAGACCCAGCATGAGACCGACTTCCCGTTGGGATAGTCAGGGTCGAGCACATTGACCGGGCCGTTCTTGACCCACTTGCGGGAGTGGCTTTGGCGCAGGACCTTCTTCAGCAGGTCCATGTTGGGCAGGCGCAGGCCTGCCTGGCTGCAGCGGCTTTCGAACTGCGGCAGGCTGACTGCCATCATCTTGTCGGGATCGCGATGGCAATTCAGGCTTTTGCCGGTCTTGTGCGCGTCGCCGGGTTCCCGGCCGATCAGGTATTCGACCTTTTCCCAGAATTCGGCGACCACGGGATGATCCGCGCCAATCGACTGCTGCCGGTCGATCGCTAGCCGATCGAGGCAGGCAATTGCCTCGGCAACCCATTCGCTCCGCACATTCGGAAACAGCTTGGGCAGGGCCTCCACCGCCGCTGCCAGCTGGGCGTGGTTCTTGATGATACGATCGTTATGGAGGCCATCGATGCGCCTGCGCATGTCGGCGTTGTGATGCTCGTAGCGCTCGGCGAAGAAGGGGAGATAGTTGCCCTCTGACCGGGCGACGTGGACGATCGTGCCAGAAACATCGTCGATCGGCAGTTCGCGCAGACGCTGGGCGCGCTTGCGGTTCTCGTCGGAGAAGCGCTCTTTGTCGATGTTCATGGAAACGAGGCGCTCGAGCACCGCGGCGTGTGCATCGATGCGCTCGTTCTGCATCAGGTAGAGCGTGCCGAGGAACGGCTGCTCGTTGATCTCGTAGCCGTCGGTCTTCTGACCCGTCGCACGCGGGTTGCGGCCGTCGTAGAGGATAAGCAGCTCGTTATAATCGAACTGCGCCTTTCCGGTGCGCTTCTCATCATCGCGCCGCCCTTCGATCAGGCCCTCGGGCAGGTTCGAGATACGCATCAGGACACGGCCAAGCGCGGCGCCGGTGACCTTGTTGGGGTCGTAACCTTCGTGGCCGTTGGCCCCGCCGCGTCCCAGCATCTTGTGCAGGAAGGCGATCAGCGTGGTCTTGCCCGAGCCGGGGATGCCGGTGACTTCAAGGAAAGGGATGGAGCCGTGCCAAAGCGGCGCGCCGCGCAGCTGCTGCGCAAAGAGCGAAAGGGTGAAGAAGGCGAGAGCGATCAGGCCCTTCTCGCCGTAGGCTCCCCAAAGGTCGGGCAGCCAATCGAACTTGAGATGATCGGGATCGTAGTTGATCCGCAGCAGGCGATCGTCCGACCGCAGCTTCACAGCCTGCTTGCCGAAGTCGAAGTACTTGTCGGAGTTGATCTTGTAGACCCGCCCCTCGCGCACGGCGAGATCGCCCAGCACCCACGCCTTGTGGTCTGCCGAGTACCCGGTGAACTTGATCGGGGTGACCACCTTGTCCAGCCCAGGCTGGTTCTTGACGATGCGGTCAAGCTGCTCGCCGGTGCCGCTCCATGTTCCGGCGAACGCCATCAGGCGCTTCTTGAAAGTCCCGGAATCGGCGAGCGCGTTATGCGAAAAGCGGGCCTTGGCGGTGGGACGCCTGCCCGGAAAATCGACCTTCAGGAAGTAGTTCGTCTCGTCGGCGACATCGTCGCGCTCGCGGTAGAGCACTCGGAAAGTGCAGTTGGCGATTTCCTCGACATCGAGGTGGACGGTTTCATCGCCGTCCTCATCCTTCGTGTGGCGCGCCTTGCACCAGTAAAGCCGATTGCCATGGCGAAAATCGAATGAGTGCCACAGCTTGCGCTCGTAGATGAGGCGCGCCTTCTTCTGCGCGCTCTCGACCAGCGTCAGTCGGCCATTGAAAAGGTACTCGTCGAACGCCTTTGCCCCCAACGGGGCCTTGTCCGGATCGCCGTCCCAATCGAGGTGTTCCTTGAGAAGATCATTCCAGTCCTTCTTGGTGCCCTCGCCATCAGGCTTCACCTGCAGCGCTTCGGCTTCCCACCCTTCGGCGCGAGCCTGTTTGACGTGCTTGCGGGATGCGCCGACACCGGCATCGCCGACGTCATAGGCAAAAAGCAGCTTTGGCCGGGTGGTGCGACCGATGCGCTCGAGCTCTACGCGCAGATCGGCGAGGAACTTCTCCGGCCAGTTGTTGGTGGACATGACCGATGCGGCCATCTTGCGCACCTGGCACAGGGCAACGGTATCGAAGATGCCCTCGGCGAAGAGGATTTCATCCGCCTTGGCGTAGTCCTCGATCGTGTATCGCGGCGGGGTCCAGACGTGGCCCTTGTAGGTTCCGCCGTATCCGAAGTTCGCCTTTGCCTTGAACCGGCCTACCCGGTCGATCAGGCGTTCCCAGAAGGTCTCGCCCACCTTGAAACGGACCGTGGCCGAGACCGCCCCGCTCTCGCTGTCGCGGTAGAGTTCCTGCGTGTAGGATCCGCGCAGGTACTGCAGATCGAGCATCCGATCATTGAGCAGATAGGCGTCCGCCGTGGCCGTGGGGTTTTCGGGCGTCGGGGCAAACCGCTTGGACCAATCCTCGAACAGATCGGGCAGGAGGTTGCGGACGGTGTCAGACCATCCGCAGTTGTCGGCCCGGCTGCACTTGACCACCTTGGGATCCTTGGCGGCGCAGAAGGCTTCACGCTTGCCGCACTGTGGGCACGTGCCTTCCTGCAGCCAGGAGCCCTTGGTCTTCCGGAACTTGAACTGCTCTTGCAGGCCTTTGATGATGTCGGCTTCGAGGCTCACTGGGCGCGCCCACCCTTGGCCTTGTCGCCGTTTGAAAGGGCTATCAGGTTGGCGGCGGAGGTGACGTAAAGCCGTCCGTACTCGGTGAGACGGTAGCTGCTGCTCATCTGGCGCTTGCGGCCCATGTGCCGCTTCCACTGGCTGTCCTGCCACTGCACGAGGCCCTTGAGCTCCCACGCCGGGGCTTCGAGCATCTCGATCATCGCAACGTCGAAGATGTCGGCCTCGCGGAACCCGGCGACCGAGGCGAGGAACTGGCGTTGGCGGCGGGTAAGGCGCGGCACGACCAGGCGCAGGGCCTTGTCGAAGCTCAGGCGCATCCGCGCCCGCTTCTCCATCTGATGTGGCGGAAACAGCGCCTTCATGCTGGCGGCAATGGTGGTGTTAACAGGCAAAGCTTCCCCCTCGCCCGGATCGCGGGCGTTCGATGGTCCAAGAATTTCAGAGTGGTTGGGGGCCGAGAGGCCCGATCAGGTCAGCCCGAGAACATGCTGATCTGCGCCGGGTCCTCGTCAGCCCTTCGTGCCGAGACGTGCGGCACTTGGTCACGCGGGCAGACCGGCAGGTCGAGGTCGGGCCGGTCGATCAGGCCAGGGCTGAAGGAATGCACGAAGACCACCTGCGCGGCGAAGGTGTGGCCGCAACCGGTGTTGGTGCAGTGCGCCTCAAGGTGCTTGACCTTCTCGGTGATCCGCTCCGACCGACGAATGAAGCAAGGCTCATCACACTTGGGACAGATGATGAAGGCGCTGTCCTTCGCCATCTTGCCGCCAGAGCGCAGGCGCGTCTGCAGCGGCGCATTGATCAAAGGGCGCGAGGCAAGATGGCCTTCACCGCTCATGGACGTTCCCCCGTTCCAAGCTGGAAACCAGCGACTGCATTTTCGAAAGTCCCTCGCGCGCTTCGTCGATCGCGCGGGCACGTGTAGCCGGGCAGTTGGCGCGGCTTGCCGATGCCAGAGCAGCGGCAACGGCCTCGCCCACTTCCTTCGCGACTTCGCCCGAGAGTGTCATAAGGTGCTCGGGGCTTTGTGGTTCGACCTGGTCGAGCTCTAGGAAAGCCTCGTATGCCGCGAAGAGCGGCGCGCCGTTGCCACCCGCACGGCGATACGCGGCATCAAGGCGCATGGCTGCCTGCAGGCTGACGTTGCGGCCCGTATCCGGGTCGGACATCTTGCGCAGCGACCATTCCGACATGCCGGTCACCTCTGCGCAGCCGTCATAGCCGAGCACCTTGGCGATATCGAGCAGCGCCGAGTGCGGTGTGAGCGGAGTGCGTTCCTTGGTCATGCGCGGGGCACCTTGGCGAGCACGCGATCGGCAGATGCGATGCGGCGTTCGAGCACCCTCTGGCGGGTAGGATTATGCGGAACATCCGGATCGGTGAGCGCCGTTTGCAGCACCGAACGGCACTGGCGCAGACATTCTGCGAGTTCCTGTTCGAGCACGGTCATGCGGTCCTCCGCTGCTCACGCGCGTCCAAAACGTTGATCCGATTGCCGTTTCCTTTGCGCTGTCCGACGGATACGACCGCGACGTCAGGGCCAGAAGCCATGTCGATGCCATACCAGCGCGGATGCGAACCGCGGGATTCCAACGGGTAGATGTCAGGGCGGAGATGATGGCGGGACACACCCGTCGCGCTTTCAACGCGCAGCACGTACTCGGCCGGAAGGCGCTTCGAGCTTTGCAGCCATTTCCAGACTGCAGGCTGCGACACGCCACAAATCCGCGCGAGTTCGGATTGCGATCCCGCTTTCGCCAAAGCGGACTGCAGGGCCTCGAAAGGGGTCGGGGTTAATTCCATGTGTTATAGCTATCACCGTTGTTATAGGCAGTCAATCACCAAACTTTGGTGGACAGCTATAAGCATGGTTATAGGGTCGGCCCGTGACTGATATCGGGACCCGCATTCTTGAACGGCTTGAAGCTCTTGGAATTACCCAATCCGAGCTGGCGCGCCGCGTTGGAATAACGCAGCCAGCTATTGCCAATTTGATCAAACGGGGTGGTCGTTCAAGCCACCTGCATAAAATCGCACGGGCGCTCGAGACTACGCCAGAGCATCTAGAGGGGCTGCCGGAGGCCGAGCGAATCGCCTCTCCCCGTTCCGGCTTCGGAGGGTTTCCCGTCCCGGCAGACGAGATCGAAGACGAAGACGACGAGATCGTCGAGATCCAAGAGCTTGATCTTGCCTTCGGCATGGGCGGTGGCAGCTATCTCGATCTGCCGGTCAAGGCCAAGCCGCGCCGCTTCACGCGCGGGTGGCTTCGCCTGTTCACCCAAGCGCCGCCATCGCGGATCTTCATCGCACAGGGTATCGGCGATTCGATGGCGCCGACGATCCAGAATGCCGACATCTGCATCATCGATACAGCCGACACACGTGTGAAGATGGGTGATCAGATCTGGGCGGTGGCCTATGGCGAAACCGGCCTGATCAAACGCCTGCGCCCGATGCCGGATGGCGGAGTGAAGATCATGTCTGACAATCCGTTGATCGAGGCAGAAACTGCCTATGACGGCGAGCTGCATGTGGTGGGGAAAGTTGTGGCCGTGGTGCGAAGGATGGCCGGCTGATGCAGCAGGAGCAGAGCGATCCGTTCGGGACGGTGACTGCAAAGCTGGACATGTTCTGGCTGACACTTGCCGCAGGCCATGATGAGGAAGTGGGCGAGCGCCTTGCCCGCGCGGGTTATTCCAATGTCTTCGATGCCATGCGCGACTTGCTCGATGACGTTCTGATTACGGCGCAGGACCTGCGCGAACGTGGGGAGGTCGAAGCCGCGGTGCAGATGGAAAAGCTGGCTGATGAGATTGCCAGCTATCTGAGCCCGCACTGATGCTGCCCAAGATGTTTTCCGGACTGGGAACTCACAACTATCAGCCAGAGCGGGTGGCCGAGGTAGAGGCTGCATTGGCGGCGATAATGGATGGCACCTTTGCCGGGGGCTGGGCCGAACTTGACGAAGTGCTGGCCGGCGCGGGCTTGGCCGATGCGTTTGCCGTTGTTGAACGCATGAGCCTTTTCCTTGACGAAAAGGCCGCCCTTTATCGCAGCGTTGGCGACGAAGAGAGAGCCGCGGCCGCTGATGACTGCCGGGCCAATCTTGCCACATGGATGCCGACGGCCAAATGACGCTGCCATCGCTTTCCCTCGCCGTGGTGGGCGCGGATTACGACAATGAGGACAAGGCGCGGAGCAACCGCCGGTTCGAGATCGCCCTGTGCAAGCCGGGTGACCTGATCCACCTTGTGCCAGAACCGAAGAACAAGGCCGATCGCAACGCCGTCGCCGTCTTCTCCGAGCGCGGCATCCAGATCGGATACATCACTGCAGAACGATGCGGGCGCATCGGCGCACTGATCCGCGAAGGCCGCGAAATCAAAGCCGTTTTTCAGCAGGCTGCACCCTACGGTTGTGTGATCCGCGTCGCATTCGACGGCGTGGCTCCGGTGGTAGACCTCGACGCAAAGCCGATTCCTCGCCGGCCAGAGGTGGCCGAGGGAGTGGACCCGGATTTTGAGTTTGAACCGGACCCGGAGTGGCCGGATTGAGGGGGGATAATCCTTGGGATCAACGGTCGCAATCGTGAGGAAGGCGTGAAGGCACTTGCACTTTCGCTTCTCTTCCTAGCCGCAGTATCCGTAGGGGATGGCGTACACGGCCCAGATCAGCACCCCAGCGCCAGCGCTGCTGATCGGACCACTAAGCAGAATGAGCAGCGCGTTGCGACCATCAGGCCAGAAGTCCCGGCAGATGACATAGCCCCCGCGCGCGCCCACGATCAAACCCAACAGCATCGGAAGCCAGAAGATGAGGCGTTGGATCTGAACAGGAAGGCGGTTGATGCGGCAGCGCAATCCGCCAAGGCGGCGTGGTTCACTTTTTTCCTCACCGCTTTCGTGGGCGTACCAACTCTCGTCGCCGCTGGCCTTGCGGCTTACTATTCGGGCCGATCCGCGCGCCATGCCCGCGAAAATATTGAAGCGCTTTACGAAGCCGAACGCGGTATTCTTCATGCCCAGGGTGGGGAGGTGGAACGTTCGACGCATAGCGGCGAGCTCATGGTTTCCATTGAGTTCCTCAATCGAGGCCGTGCTTTTGCCCAGATAATTGAATTCGGAGCGATGAAAGATGTTGCTGGCGGAGGTCCCAATTCTGCGCCGCGTTGGACCTTTGTAGGCCCCGGTGAAGTGGGCCAAGTTCCAGCGTTTCCCGCCCCTGCCCGAGGAGCAGAAGCGGTTATCGATTGCTGGATAACATACCGGTCGGTCGGACCCGCGGTCTACAAGTCGCACTTCGTCGTAACTGTGGGTTGGCGGGACATAAGCTACACTCATGGGCTGGGCGGCTACATCGGCTGGAGAGTGGATGTTTCCAATAATAGAGGCCATCCCGACGACACCTAAGATCAAGCCCAACATCACGCACTCTCCAGCGAGACCTTCTGCTGGATGCCGTTAGCACCGAGCGAGGTCTCGACGCTCTCGACCAGCCAGTTCATCCCATCAACCCGCGTGTTCCAGCCTGACAACTTCACGCGGGCGTTGGGCTGGATCTGCATGTCGGCCTGGGCGAGGTCGTATTCGAACTTGAACGCGCTGCGCTTGCCCTTGCCCGCTGCTGCCTTTGCCGCCTGCTGCGCCTCGGCCTGACTGCCATAGACCCGCTTGAGCTTCTTCGGCTTCGTCCCCCCGGTGCCGACCTTCTTACGCTTGCCATCGGCGGGATCATGCCACTCGGCCTCGGCCCCGTCGTTCTCCTCGCGATCGGCGCGGGAGAAGCGCCATGTCCAGCCATCACGGCGGGTGAGCGTGAGCGAGGGTATGGTCTTGCCGCCTGGCGTGGTCTGCGCGCCAACGGGCATGAAGATCAGCTTGCGGTCCTTCCACGTGGCCAAGGCATCAAAGCGGCTGCCGAGATCCTTGACCAGGGCCATGTCGCTTTTGCCGTGCTGATCGAGCACCGCAATGGCAAGGCCGCGCAGATCGGGATGGACAAGGCTTTCCACGCCATAGCGTCCAGCGATCGTATCGAGCACCGCGCCAACGGTGGTATCGCGCCAAACCTTGGTCCGGCGCTTGCGATAATCTCCGCCCAGATCTGCCGAGCGGGCGCGAATGGTGATCACGTCGGGCGGCCCGCTTTCCTCGACCTCGTCAACCTTGAAGCGGCCCTTGCCGACGAGGCCGGTGAAGGGCCCGCCCACTTTCCAACCCAGCGCCAGCGTGAGAACGCGGCCAGTCTCGGGCGCAGCGAGACGGCCGTCATGGTTGTGCAGGGTCAAAGACAGCTCGTCGGCCTCGTCGCCGCGCTTCTCGCTCAACGTCAGCTCAAGGAAGCGCGGGTTGATCTTGGCGGCGAGATCGGTGCCGTCATCGAGCAGCAGCTGCAGGCCTGCGATATTCGCGCCCACTGTCAGTCCACCCGCTCGAGCTCGATGACAAAATCCACTCCTCGCGGCAGGCCACCCCCCATGATGCCGTGCTGCGTCTCTTCCAGGCGAACGATCTTGTAATGGCCCAGCACGCGCCCGAGGCCATCGACCAGCGGATAGTCCTCGCCGGTATCGGCCATGGCCTTCACGATCTGGATCGCAACGAACTGCCCCGCGACCTCTGGCACGAGCAGGCCCGAAAGCGTGATCGTGTCCTCGCCGGGGCCGAGGTACTGGCTGGCGGGGCGCGCCATGAAGCGCTCCGAGGTACCGTGCCGCCAGCTGGTGCGGCGCGAGAGCTCGGAATAGGCCATGGCATCGATGCCGAACAGGAACATGCCAAGGGTGAGCAGGTGCCCGGGCGAGAGCGTATTGGTGGTGACGCCGTTGATCGGGGGAAGCGAAGCCATCAGCGATCACCTTCGTAGGAGCTGCGCGCCTTGACGCCCTTGGCCTGCTCAAGCTTGCGCATGACGACACTGGCCAGTTCATCGACGCTCTGCCCGGGCGCGCCATAGACCTGAATGGTGATGCTGCCGCCACTGGCCAGCGCGCCGCCCTGCTGCACTCCGCCCGATGCTGGTGCGATGGGCGAAAGCGAGACGGCACCTGCACGGGCCACGCCAGCGGCCATGCGCCCCATGGCGCGCTGGGGCCTGCCACTGCCCCCGTCGATGCCCTGGGCGAGGCCGGTGGCGACGTGGCCACCCATCTGCATCATCAGGCGCGACGGGCTTTTGATGCCGAAGTAGTTCTTGAAGGCGGTGATCCCGTTCTTCGCCACGTCGATCAGCTTGAGCGCCAAGGCCATCGGGTTGATGGCCATGAGCAGGCCCTGCATCATCTGCTTGCCGATCGTGGTGAGCCACGAGGGTGCCGCGGCGAGCGTGCTCTTGACCCAGTTCCACCCGGCGGCGAAGGCCCCCCTGATCTTGTCCCAGTTGGAATAGACCAGGTAGGCGAGCAGGCCGATGGCCGCGCCAATCGCCACGATCGCCAGCACCATGGGGTTGGCGAGCATCATCATGCCGGCGCGCATCATCCCCTGGCCGAGGAAAAGCGCTGCGGTGCGGAGCGCGGTGAAGGCGGGCCCTGCCATGCGCACAAACCGGATCACGCTTCCTAGCGGGCCGATTATCGAGCCGAAGGCGAACTGCAGAACGCCGAGCCCGATGCGGGCGGCGACGAAACCTGCAGCCAGCCTTGTAAGAGTGCCGGCAAGCTCCGGATTGCGCTGTGCCCACGCTGCCATGCGGTTGCCGAGCGCCCCGACATAGCCGAGCACTTCGGTCATCACCGGCAGGAGCGTGGTGCCGAGCACGATCGCCAGCGAGGATGCCGAGCCTAGGAAGGCGCGCCACTGCACGGTGGCATCGCGGGCAACGCGCTGGTTGAACTGGCGGTCAACAGTGCCGCCCGATTGCATCGCCTGGGCGCGTATCCGGCGGTAGTCGTCGATGTTCTGGATTAGCGCGAGGATCCCCATGCGGGCCTGTTGATCCTCGAACGCGAACCCCAGCTTCTTCATGTCCCCGCCGGTGGCCTTTTGCGTCACCAAAGCGATGGCTTCCAAAGAGCTGTAGCCTTGGTCCTGCAGCTTTTTCATCGCCGCCGGCAGGTCGATGCCAAAGTTCTTCTTGAAGGCAGCGATAGTGCCCGGGGCGTTGATCTTGCCGAGCAGGTTCTGGATGTTGTTCCCTGCCTCGTCGGCATTGCCTGCCGTGTTCATTGCCACCTGCAGCGCGGCTGATAGGTCGGCAACAGCGGGAACGCCCTTTTCGCCAAGCGCCTGCATCTGCGCGGTAAGCGACGGGAAGAAACGCGCCATGTCCTTCACTTCGAACCCGCCGGCATTGCCCGCCGCTGCCATCGCGTCAAAGATCTTCGCGGTGTCGGCGGAGGCGACCTTCAGGTTGCTGATGCTTGCAAAGGCCGCATTCGCTGCATCGGGCAGTTCGACCTTGTACGCAGTGGCGAGACGGCCGGCGGGGCCGATCGCGGCCGTCGCCGCGTCCAGGTTCATGCCCTTGGCAAGCAGCGCATCCAGTCCAGAGCGCATGTCTTCGGGCATCTGGCGCGCGATCTGGGCCAATTGCACGATGCGATTACCGAGCCGGTCAGTGGCCTGATCGGAAAGCTCGGCCTTCTGCTGGATATCCACCATCCCGCTCGAAAACTGGGCGGCAGCAGCTGTGGCCGCGATCAAGGGCGCGGCCATTGAGGCCCCGCCCATGACGTTATCCTGCCCTCGGGCTCTCAATTCATCGCCGCGCCGCTGCATCGCCCGCGCATCAGCGTTTATCGAGGCGAGGCGCTGCTGGCGCTTGAGCTGCTCGTTGGTCTGGCGGAGCTGGCTTTCAAGCTCGCGCTCGCGGTTGATCAGATCGGTCATATTGCCCGATCCGCGCGAGATGGCGCGCTGCACCTTGCTCATCTCGCGCTCGAGCTTCCGCGCCTCGCCCGAGAGTGCGCGGATCGACTTCGATCCGTCGCGTCCCAGGCCGACGATGTTGCGGAGGGCTCCGGACATCTTGTCGACGCCGATGAAGTTCACCAGGAGGTTGAGCTTGTTGCTCATGCGTCACCCTTGCCATGCATGCGGTTCCAGCACGCGACTGCGCGCTCACGCCAGTCAATCAGCTCGGGCAGCGTGAGGCTTTCGAGCTCGGCCTTGGGCCAGTGGAAGATGGCGGCAATGTCGGCCATCAGGTCTTCGGCTGATAGTGCGCCGCCATCGCTTCCATCACGGCCTTCTCCCCCTTCGTCATGAAAAAACCCCGGATGGTTCCGGCGATCTCGGAAAGGTCTGCAGGATCCAGCGCATTGGCTTCGTCGGCGGTGAGCGGCGGCTCGCTGACGCGCGGGATCAGGGTGAGCATGGCCACGATATCGGTGGTCATGATGTCCTGCAGCGAGAGGCCGCGCAGCTCGCCAGACTTGGGACGACGGATCGACAGGGCGCTGATCGAGGTTTCGCCGCGCTGCAGCGGCACCGAGAGCGTGACAGATTCGAACAATGGCCGGGTTTCGGCAACCGGTGCGGAAGGTTCTGACATTTGCGGGGCTCCTGATTGTGCGGGGCTGGTTCCTGCGGGGTGACGACGTGGAGGGATCGGGACGCCCGCCACCACCGCAGGCCCCACCGGACGGCGCCCCGCAAAAGGACCGCCCGGTGAAGCTCAGAAGGGTCAGCCGGAGATGATCGCCATGATCTCGGCGTAGCGATCATTGCCATCGACGAGGAAGATGCCGCGCAGCATGTCGATCTCGATCTCGGTGCGCCCATCGACCACGCGGCGGTAGTAGGCGAGCGGCACCTTGTACTTCTGCTCGGTATCATCGCCCGCCTTGGCCTTGCCGGGATCGATTTCGGTGAAGCGACCACCAATGTAGACCTCGACCGCCTCGGCCGCGCTGCCGTTGTCTGCCTGGTACGCGCCGATGAAGCGCACGCGGACGCCATCGACGCGGGTGGTGCCGAACTTGCGGATCAGGCTGGCCACGTGCCCACCCATGGTGAGCGTGGCCTCCATAGCCTCCAGCCCCTTGTCGAGCATGACCGGGCCCAGCATGCCGCCGCCGCGCCACTCTTCGGTAGCGATAGCGAGCTTGGGCTCCTCGAACTCGGCCACGGTGCCGAGGAAGCCCTCGCCGTCGACGTAGGTGTTGAGGTTCTTCAGTTTGCGCGGGAGGCCCATGGCCGTGTCCTTTCAGAAGCTGGGGGGCAGGGGGTTGCTGATCAGGCCGCGTTGGCGAGCTGGTCGGCAAAGCCCGAGTAGTAGTAGTCGGTGATGACCAGGCTGACCTGCGGGTTCTCCATCGGAGCCACCGGGGTGTACTGGATGCGGAAGTTCGGACGGCCTGCCGCCAGCTGCTCGGGCGTGTTGGCATCGGCATCGAAGAAAATCTCCGCGCCCATGATCTTGCCTTCCACGGCCAGGCGGCGGAATTCGGCGTTGACCGTTTCCATCAGGTCCTTGACCCGCGCCACGGTCATCGGCTGATCGAGGAACGGCAGCACGGCAGCGGCGATGATGTCCTGCAGGGCATGGCTGGTGCGGACGGCGCTTTCGAAACTGAATTCCGGCTGATCTTCACCTGCCGTGGTACGGTTACCCCAGAGGCGATAGCCCGACTGACGAATGATCGTGGTGACCTGCGCATCATTGAGAACGCCGGCATCTGTATCGTTGTCGACCAGATCGAAGTGGACGTTCTTCGTTACACCGGTGACGCCGTAGAAGGGCACGTTGCTGACCGTCTTGTGCCAGCCCTGCTCTTCATCGATGCGCGCCCGAAGGCCAAGCGTGCGAGCCACAATATCGCCTGCAAAGTCGGGCGAGCTGTCGGGCCAAAGCAGCATCAGATTGCGAGCGGAGAACTCGCCGCGATAGGTGGTGACCTCGGCAATGTCGTCGCCAATTGCCGAGGCGTAGACCATGGCGCGCAGCTTGCGTGCGGCGATAACCATCTCTGCCACGACGGCCTGCGTATCGAGGCCAGGGGCACCGAGGATGCGGGGGCGCTTGCCGACCACCGTTTCAGCTGCGAGCAGGGCCTGCAAGCCGGTGTAGACATTGCCATCGGTCGCGCCGATCACGTTGGCGTCGGTCTCCGCCTGGTCTTCGCCTTCGGCCACGCGAACCACAATCACCAGCGGGCTCGCTTCATCGCCGATCGCCTCGAGCGCGGCCTTGAGCGTGCCGCCGGTTCCGGCCTTTCCAGCTGCTGCATCGACGCTGGTGACCAGCACCGGGGTATTGAGCGGGAAGGCGGCGTCGAGGTCGGTGGTTGGCTGACCGGCGGCAGCGGTAGCGGTGGCGATAAGGCCGATCACGGCCATGGAACTGCGGGCGATCGTGCGGACGCCGGTAGCGGATTCGGTGATGGTCAGGCCGTGCATGGGCGGTTCCTTCAGGCTGAAAGAGCGGCGGTGTTTCGCCGGATGGGGATGGAGAGCGAGACGAGCGCGGTGGGATCGGGCGCGTCGAGGTCATACCCCTCGATGCCGATGACGGGCGCGCCGCCGGGGAAATCACCGGACAGGGTGACGCGCGTGATCTGGAAGCCGGTTTCCCAGCGGCGGATGGCGATGGCCGTGGCGGCGCGCAGGAGCATGGCGGTGGCGACATTGAGCGGGCGATCGAGCAGTTCGAACAGCAGAGAGCCGAAGTCCCGACGCATCACGCAGGAGCCAAGAGGCGTGGTCAGGATGCGCGCGATCGACTGCGCACGGCGCGGTGCGCCAGAAAGAGCCTTGCCGGTGTTTGCGTCCATGCCGATCATGGCCGCACAGAAGCGCGCTTTGCGCGGGCCACGCCAGCGTCCGGAATGGTAGAGGCCGGGTTTACCGTTGGGGGTTGGGTTAAACCGGAGTTCCAGTCTGGGATGCGCCACCCTGGACGCCGCCGTGCTTGTGCGACTTGAGGCTTATGCCATCTGCGCTGACATCTTCCGAGGCGGTGATTGCGCCGGTGACTGTCACGTCACCTTCAATCGAGACAGGACCGCGGATCGTCAAGCCCCCCGGCGCTTCGATCAGCGCCGTTGCACCATCAGGAAGGACGGCAGAGAGGACGTGCGCCTCGGGATCATAGGAGATTACCGCGCCGTCTTCGAATTCTACCAATTCGGCAAGCGTGGAGCCGGGTGCAGGATTGGAATCGTTCGGCAGGCCGAGCAGGGCCACGCCATTGCCGATCTGGCCATCGGGGCAAAGCAGCACGCATTCCTCGCCCACCGATGGCGGGGACCAGGTGCGGGTCTTTCCCGCGCGAAGGGCAAGCCAGCGGATCGGCGGAGTTTCTCCGCCCTCATCATCATCGCCGTCAGGATCTGCGAAACGGACCTTGCAGCGCGGCGGTGACAGGGTGACCTCGCTGATCAGGCCGAGCCGGATGAGCGTGGACGGATCGAGGGGGATGTCTTCTTCGATCGGGGGCATGGATCAGAGGACGCGCTTCACCGCATCGACTGCATCCTCGATCTTGGAGGCCGCGCCCCCCGTCCGCCGGTCGAGCTCACGCTTCACGATATCATCCACGATCGGCGCAAGCGCCTTACCGACGACCTTGGTCAGGATCTTCTTGAACATCGGTTTCTCCCCGGGCGGGATCGTCCCCGCCTTCCCAATCAAGCGACTTGTCGCCCCAGCGTCCGCGCAAGGCACGACGATTGATGGCAAAGCCCAGTCCAGTGAGGACCAGCAGGATGCAGAAGGCGGACAGCCACAGCACCCAGCGGATGGTGGTTACGCGCTCACCCTCACTGGCAGGTGTCCAACCCTTTTCCGGCAACAGCATGCCCGATAGCAGCCAGAGCAGCACGGTCAGCGCCACTGCGCCGGCAACCGAAAAAACTAGCGCGGCCAGTGCGCGCCAGTCCTTCGGTGGCCAGCTGGGCAAGTTGCCGGTCATGCTGATGCGCCCGTCTTGCGCTGCAGCCACGCCTTGAATTCACCGACGGACTTGCCGCGCAGGATCGAGGGATTTGCGGACGTAGCAGATGGGCCCGCAAGCTTGTCGGCCCGGTCACGATCTGCCGCCTTGAGCACCTTTGCCGCCGTCCCTGCGCCGAAGAAGTGGGCGGCATAGAGCGTGGCAGCGTTGATCGGGATGCCCTGTGACTGCAGATGGCGCAGGTTCTTGAGCGTGAAGGTACGGGCGCGGTCGGTCTGCTCTGCCTCGGAAGGGCGCAGTCCCCCAAAGGCTTGCGCGGAATCGTTGCCCCACTTTCCGCCCTCGGCTTCCCAAGTCGATTTGATGAACTGGTAAAGACCGCTCGCGCTCGACGTGGGTGCCTTGATGTAGGGGCGGTGCCCACTCTCGATCTTGGCGAGGAGAATGAAGTACCCGGGGGGGATGGCGTCGGACGCAGGCTTCGCCTGTTCAACAGGACCGGCGGCGCGAGGAACGTTAAAGGCATCAAGCAGGTTGTCGAGCGCGAGAACGTTGCCGGGGTCGTTGAACAGACCAGCACGCGCCACCGTGCGCACGGCATCGAAAATGGGCTTGCGAGGATCCATCACGGCAGGTCCTTTTTGCGGCCCAGCATCGCCTGCACAGTGGCCGTCTCCCAGATGCGGATGCATGTCCAGACGATGGTGAGGAGGGAAGCGACGGCAGGCAGCACGCTGATGAGACTCCCCAGCAAAGCGACGATGGATGTGGCATCGAGGACGTGCTTGAAGCCATCCGGCAGTTCGGTGAAGGACGGCTTCAAGGGAGGACTCCGTCTGGCGATGGTGGGGCGGTCACAACACCAGCACCCAGCACCGACCGGACCAGATTTGCCACCGCGCGCGTGGGTAGAGGCTGGGTTTACCGCTTCACAGCTTACAAGGCCGCGGGTTGCACGTGTTATGGGCGCTTCCACCCCAACCCATCACGGAACTGGGAGGCGAAGTCCGTTGCCTGCGTTGCCGGCCTCGGTCATGCAGACGCCACCATCTGCTTGCCGCGACACCTGTCTATAGGTATGCCGCCGGGATGAACTTCGCGCGCCTCATGGATTTGCCCGAAATACTTCGGGCTAAAGCTCTCACCCGCCATTACCGCAAAATAGGCATACTTGATCAGACGGCACGCATCGGTGAAGGCGGGCGCATCTTGGATGCGGGGGACCGGCGAAGGATCCGCGTCGGAGGCAATTCTGTGATGCGCGGAGAGCTCTTCACATTCGCCCATGGCGGAACGATCGATATTGGCTCCTGGTGCTTCGTTGGCCAAGATAGCTACATCTGGTCTGCCAGCAGCGTTCGTATCGGTGATCGTGTCTTGATCTCCCACGGGGTCAACATCCATGACACGAACGGCCATCCAATCGATGCCACGGATCGGCACCTGCACTATAAAGCTATTGCTACGTCCGGACACCCAGCAGACGTCGCCACCATCTCCTCCAACCCAATCGTTATCGAAGACGACGTCTGGATTGGTTTTGGATGCGTGATTTTGAAAGGTGTCACTATCGGAGCCCGGTCAATCATCGGCGCGGGCTCGGTCGTTCTTGAAGACGTGCCTGCGGACAGCCGAGTTGGCGGCAATCCTGCTCGCGCCCTCGGGAGCGACAGCGAAAACAGTATAGAAGATTGGCCCCAATACGCGGGATGACGACTTTACCCCAGCCAGCCCGCCTCAGCTAGTTCGCGCGTGGCCGCGCTGTAGATTTTGGCAATGCGCGCACCACCGCTCGCATCCCAATGCAAGCCGTCTGCGGTATCCTCGCCAGCATCAAGAAAGCCGATGCCGAAGCGGTTCGGGTCAATGTAAGGCCTGCCGTAATAGTCGCACATGCGCCGCGTGGCGTTCTGGAAGTCCTCCAGATAGTTGCCGTTGGCATTGGCAACGCCGTGCCGATAATCAGAAGGCGAGTAGGTCGCAGCCGCAGAGGTTTGCACTACGACCACCACGGCAGCGTTGGGCCGGTTCGTCTCGCACCAGTTGAAGAAGTTCGCCAGAGCGCCGCAATAGGTTGCCGTCGTGGTGTCAGTGACCACACCAAGAGGCACATCCGACGCCGCAACGTCGTTCACGAGCATGTCGAGGAAGATCACGTTCGCATCCGACGCAATTGACGGAAGCGATGCGGTGACCGCACCGGAGCCAGAGTGCGGAGAACCTCGCGCATCAAGGCCCAATGCGCCGCCAGAAACGCCAAGGTTCTGGATCACTGCCCCAGTTTCGCCCGCAAACGCCACCGGCATGACGTTCTGCGCGACCAGCGAAGTGCCGACCATCGCCACCTTCTTGCCGTTGAGTGGATGCGCCGAACTAGTCGCGCCGGTAATCGTTGGAAGGCCCAGCCATTTGCCAGTATCCGCCGCGACGGTCATGTTCTGCTTGGTCCATGCCGCGCTGCTGAAGGCGGTCGATGCCGTCCAGATGTTCGCGCCACCATTGACCGAGAGCGTGCCGCTGTTGGCGAACAGGCCGCTTGTGCCATCGCCTGTATATGGAACGCCGCCCGACGCAGGATAGATGCGCAACTGCTGATTGCCGCTGTTTGTCACGGTCGCTGTCTTGACGATAGAGAGCAGATAACAGCCGTTATTCAGCGCGGTCAGAGTGGCCGTGGTGTCGGCAGAGGCGATCGACAGACCGCCAGTCAGCAGGTTCAGCGTAACGTCGATGCCGCCGCCGCCATTATTGAACACGTTGGCCCGACCGCGTTCGCCTGCCTTCAGTTCGTACTCGAAAGCGTAGGTTGACCCGGCTACGAAACTCACTGAGCGATAGACGCTAGGGCTTACCGTGCCGCTGCCCTCCACCAGCTTGTCCATCGTCATGCTGCCGTTGACGAGGGTTTCGACAGACGTAAGCCGACCATCAATGCTGGCGACTTGTTCAGTGGTGCGCTGTTCCGGCGTAGTGCCTGGCGTTGGGGTCAGGCTCGTCTTGGTGAAAGCCGCATTTGCTGGATCGCTTGATGGGAACAGGTTAGTCGTGGTTCCCTGCAAACACAATTTGATTGACTTAAGCCACAACCCTTCTGTCGTGACACCATCGAAAGGGAATGCAGCCGCAACGGAGGGTCGAGCCTGCCAGTTGCCGCTCACCGTGCCGGTTGAAGTGACAGTCGCCTTGCACTCGTAAAACCCGCCGCCAAGGTAACGCATCGAGCCTGCGCCAGACGTTGCAACGAACGTTCCGGCCAGCAAGTCGAACGTGATATTGATCGCGGTCGAGGTGGAGTTGTTGAATAGGTTCAGGTAACGCCGCGTGCCTTGAGCGCGGGCAACGACCGGAAATTCGTAGGTGACGCCAAGCGTCGGTGTGAATGCTCGAAACACGGTGGGACTGATGCTGCCCGGGTCTTCGACCATGCGGACGGCAGAGGCACCGAGGCCAAGGCCTGTTCTTAATTCATCCAACTGATCGGACAAATCAGCCGCGATATCAGCGGCCTCATCCACAAACGGCTGCGCGACTTCCTCAACGACCGCCCCGATCGTCGACTGGCGTGCTTCGCCATCTTGTACCACGATCACAGGCTCGGTGCCCGAAAGCGGGCCAGCCACCGGCAATTCGGTAATCTTCGCCATCGATCAGGCCTCCCCATCCTTGGCGCCCAAGACACCAAGTACGAACTTGTTGGCCACACCGGCTGCGACCTCGTCGACGCGGGCCAGCGTGGCGGCGCGATCATGTTTGCCGTCCTCGCCGATCACGGCGTTGACGCTGCGCGAATGGCTCTTGCCGTCCTGCTCGAAGGTGACCGGCACGGTGCCGGTGGCGGCATCGAAGCGGCCCACGGTGATCTTCATGGCTTCGCTCATGATCACTTGCCCTTGGTCTGGATGAAGACGCGCGCGGTGAAGTTCTCCGCGCTGTAGATTTCGATGGTGGTGGGAGGCCCGAGCGTGATCACGCCGACGCCAGTGTTCTCGGAGTTGTTGTCGTCACCCGGCTGCACCGAGACGGCGAGAGCCGGTACGATCCATTCGGTGTGTGCGATCGGCACGTCGTACCAGGCGGAGGCATTCGCCCCGCAATCGACCCAGCCCCAGGTCTCCTTGAAGCCGTCAGAGTACTCAATGTAACCGCCATTCGCGGCGATGTTCGAGGAGACGACGCGGCGGAAGGCGGCAGCATGGTGCCCATCGACAGTGTCGGCATCGACACCAGAGCCCGCCCCGTCGACCGTCAGCAGCTTGGCCAGCACATCGGCTGCCGTGTAGGCTGCGGCATTGAGTGGGGTGTAGCCGAGCCTTGCCGCGATGTCGGCGTACCAAGCGCCGTGCTGCCCATCGAGCAGGTCGGCATCGAGGCCGGAGCCAGCACCATCCAAGCCCAACAGCCACGCGAGGACCACCGCTTTGGCGCGGCCCGGCGTCAGCGCACGCAGAAGATCGGTCCCGGCCTGCGCCTCTTCGAGCGTGGCGAGCTCGATCAGGCCGCGCATGTCCTCAGTGGCCGGCGGATTGGTGAAGATCGGATCGCCGAATGCGATAGAGGCGGCAAGGTCAGCCGACCAGGAGATGTCGAAGCTGATCAGCGCGAAGGCGACTGCGGCCTTGTTGATGATCGTCGAGCCCGCACTGTAGACCGCGAAAAGCGTGCCATCGGCCAGCCACAGGCCAAGGCCCGTGGCATTCCACACGTCCGAACTGGTGTCGTAAGCGGTCATGTGCGTGATGTTGGCAGCAGCTGCGGCGCCTGAGATGGCGGCGATGCGCTTGAATTCACCAGGCAAGGCCGTCAGCGTGGGCGCGACATCGAAGGGGGTGGCAGTCAGCCCCAGCTCGGCAATCGTCACCGGATCGGCGCCCGATGCACCTTGCACGGCAGCAAGGCCCGCGTTGGTAAGCGAGAGGACAAGTCCGGGCATCACTCGGTCTCCAGAAAGTCAGTGCCGTCCTCGGTGCGGATTGGTTCGCCGTCCTCAGTCTGCAGGACGATGTTCCAGTCGCGGCTCTCGTCGAGCTCGGCGGAATAGTCGGCGCGGGTCGTAGTCCCCGGCATGAAGCCACCTGCCATCCACAGCGCGGCCTGCGCCTCCAAGGCGAAGACGAAGTCGAAGTGGCTGCGCGCGTTCTTGGCAGCTGCCACGTCGCGGATGATCGCCTCGGCCGTCTCGGTGGTGAGAAAGCTGGCGTCGATCCCGTCCGGCCCTGCGGGCGCGCGCACCTCGAAAGTGTAGGGATCGCGGCGCGGGTTTGCCTGCCACCATTCGACAAGCGAAAGCAGTGGGTGAAAGCGGGCAAGCACTTCCTCAACAGCGGCGCGAGTGCCCTTGATCTGGTGGAACGGGATGGCACCGGCCACGGCTGCGCGCTTCTGCGCTTCGGACCAGGTTGGATCCCAGTGGCTGATCGCAAGGCCCCAGGCGAGGAACGGCAGCACGTCTGCGGGGCAGGTTTCCGGGTTCCACAAGGTTCCCACTGCCGAAAGGCCAATCCCGGCGCGCATCGTCTGCTCGAGCGCGCGTTCGGCTCTGGTGGCATTGGGAGGCAGGAGCGTGGTCATCAGATCACCGTCCCGGCGATCGTGACGTCGATATCGGTGACCGAGGCGATCTCAGAGGTGCCGATCACGATATCGTCAACAGGCCCATCCAGATCGACCCGCTGCACGTTGGCTACGTGGAGTGCAGCGATCAGCGAGGACCGCGTGACGTCGCGGCCCAGCTTTCGCGAGGCGGCGAGGTGAGCGTTGAGGCTGTCGATTGAGGTCTGCAGAATCAGACCCTGATCGGGGCCTGCGAAAACCCACAAACGGGCAACGATGCCAAATTCCACCAGCGTGGCGGGCTGGACGATCACCTCGTCGGTCAGGGGGCGCACCGGCCCGGTCAGCAGCTCGGTCACGGCATCAAGCACGCCAGATGCCGGCACGCCATCGCCGCTGGCAGAAAGCACGGTCACCACCACTTGCCCTGGCGTCGGGCTGACCGCTGTCGCATCGGCAACGTCGGGATCGGCCGAGCGCGCCCAATAGACATAGGCGAGTTCGGGCCCTGCAACCGAGAAGCTGTGCGGGGCGAGCTGCACGCGCTGGCGCAGTGCGGTGTCGGTCTCGCCGTCCAGACGATCCACGGCGAACAGCGCGGCAAGGTGATCAAGGCGCGGCCCAGTGGCGTAGGCAAGCAGCAGCCCGCGTGCAGCATCGGCGAAGGCCTGGGCAAGGATCATCTCGTCGTAGCTGTCGGCCTGCAGCAGCTTCATTGCCGGATCGCTTTCGACCAGATCCACGAAGGCCGGGTACTGGGCGATGGCACTGGCAAGCTTCGCGGCAAGGCGCGTCTCGAAGCTCGGCTGTTCGATTACATCCGGCGCAGGGAGGCCAGAGAGATCGATTGCGGGGGAAGATGCGATGGAGCCGACCATGCCTGACGGAATGGCGCGGTTCGTCGCGCGCGCTAGGCGCGGGCGCGGTAGAGGCCGGGTTTACCGATGGAAGGTGGAATTACGAAACTGAGGCGCAGGCCGATTCTCGGACTCGACTCTTGGTTAACGCACTGAAAGCATCAACCCGGGCGGCGACTCGGGGAGATTATCATGCGTTTCAAGGCGATATTGGTCGGAGCACTGCTGTGTTTGGGCGCCAGTCCAAGTTGGGCGGCAGAGAAGATTGTAAATTTCGATGTCGGCCCTGGATATTTTGTTACCCATCCCTTGGGAACTTTGGCCTGGCGCGAACAATTTCTAGCTTTTCAAAATCACGCCTACACCACCGCCCCATCCTACGGTGCTGATATTCTCCAAAAGAGCGTCAATGTAAGCAACGGCGCAATCTTTCTTGATGTGCGAGATTCCTTGTATGTCGCTTCTTACCGTCGGCACGCGTATAACTCGATCACGTTTGCTTCAACTGCGCCAATATTGATTTTCGGCCAAAATATGTTTGGACCTTCGCTGACCATTTCAGCAGATGCTGAGCCGGGATATCAAACTGCCCTGATTGCGAATTCCGGGGGAACATACGCGTCTCGTATCTTTTCTGCTGACGGCAGCGCTTTCAGCATATCAGCGATTTCGTTTTCCTTGGTCCCCGAGCCGGCAACCTGGTCCCTCATGATACTCGGCATTGGGCTCGCAGGCTTTGCGCTCCGCAGGCGTCGAGCCAGCCCTATGCTGGTATGATGCATTAGGACCAGGCTGAGCCTGTCACATCAGCTACGGCCGATGTCGTTAGGGGCTTGAACTTGAAGCCGGTGCCCCAATTCATTCCGGTCGCTGCATCGTTCCAGCCACCGGCTTGGCCGGCAGTGCCGGTAAGCAGGAAAGCGGGGCGGGACGAGAACGGGCCAAGTCCCCCATCCTTGAGGTAGTCGGCGGCGAACAGGGCGCGCTTCGCCCCATCGGTAATGTCCACGCGCTCGGTGCAGCGGAGAATGAACGCGCCAAGCATGAGGTCCCTGCCACCAGCTCCGACGTTACCGATACGATAGGCGTTGATGGCCGTTGCGTAGCCAACAGTGCCAGCTGCCCACGTAGCCCCGGAAACGTTCGAGTCGGAACCGTCGACGTAGAGGCTGCGGCCAAGAGCCTGATCGGTTTGCGAAGTATCCCACGAGACTAGAATGTCGTGGTCCACGTTGTCGCAAAGGCCGTCGCCTGCGCGCGCGCCCGTAAAGTTGCTTTCCACGCGGGCGAATGCCGAACCGGAAGCCCCCGCAAGAGAAATGCGAATTTGGCCGGTGGTGAGGATCTGGGCCAGAACCTTCGGAGTGCCAGCGCTCGACCCGAACAGAGTGATGTTCGCAGTCGGCTTGCCGTCCATCCGGAAGCGCATGAGAGCCAGTGTACCGAGTGTGCCCGCACTGGCGGCGAGGGTCTGCGACGAAGCTGGGCCGAATGTGTCCGGTGTACCGGGGTCCAGCAGAACCTGCGCGTAGGAATATGCCGTCACTGAATCCAGGCGCCAGTCGAAACTGACCCCGCCCAAAGAGACGGTCTTGGTGACAGAGCTTCCTGCCGCCGCGCTGGTCATCCGGAACTGCATGAGCTTCCCGACAGGGACGTTCGCGTTCGAACTGGTCCAGTCAGTAATGACCGTAGTGCGGTCGGACGGTTCCAGAGTTCGCCATTCCAGACCCGAAGTGTTGACGAACGGGAGAGTGTCACCCGGATCGCCGCCGTGGATCACGAACATGTTGGAGGTCGTGAGAGTGCTGGCCGCAACACCGATCTGGTCGATTGGGCCAATGTGCGGCTTCTCTCCGGTGAAGTCGCCGTTGTGCGAAAGCAGGGCGCGGAGCGATGCAAATTGGGGGCCCTTGGTCGCATGTGCAGCCAATGGCTTATACTTCTCGAACAGCGCATTCGGAGAGAACACACCCGAACCGGGGTCAGACGGATCGGTGAAAATCGTCGAGTGCGCGATTCCGGCACCCTGTAGACCGGTCGTTAGGTTGTTGTCGGCGCGGATCGTTGCGTTGCCGGTGATCAATTCGGCGATGGTATCCGAAACCAGCGCCTCGCTGTCGGGGTAAGAAACCGCGTAGGTCGTGTAGGTCCGGTCGACACGTATCTCGCAGATGTTTGCGCCGTCCGGCGGCGCCCACCAGTTCGGAAGGACGCCGATGTTGTTGCGGATGTACATGTCGCGCGAGGCGTCGGCGTAGAACATCTTGTAGCCGAGCCCGATGGCGACGTTGTTGCGGACGACGCCCTGATCGACAAGCGCCTTGTCAGTATTCTGATGGCTGTCCGAAGCCTGCCAGAAGTGGGTCTGAAGCTGCGCGCGGCTACCCTTGCGGGTGATACCGTAGAAGTTGTTGTTCGCCTCAGGCCGGATGATCTTGAAAGGATTGTTGGCGTCGTTCCCAGCGGTTGCACTTACGGCATAGAGCTGCGTTGCATCCGAGTGCGGGTTGCCCGCGTCACGAGCGTTGCCGATTACGTCGAGGACGATATTGCGCTCGAACTTGAACGTGCCGGTAAACTGCCCTGCACCGTACGCGATCTGCGCCCGAACAAAGTCTCCGATGCTGCGCTCAAACCAGTTTTCCCGGATGTGAACCGTGCTGGTGCTGGAAATGTTGAGCTTCGAGAACTCACGGAAGTCGTGGAAGTAGCCGTTTTTGATATCGACCAGACCCCACTGCCCACCCAGCACAAGCGGGCCATTGAATGGGGTATTGTAGTTGGTCGTTACGGGATCGCCCCAGCCAGTGAAGGAACCGGCTGCGTCTTCCGTGATCGTTCCGTCACTATTGATGCGGAACTTCGCAGGCGATTGGAACTCAGCCAGCTTAACAGCCGGGTCATATGGCTGGAAGGTGGGCCCGTAGCCGTGGAACACCTCTGCACCGTCTATCACAATCCCGGACGTATAGTCCGCACCAGCGATCAGCGGCTTGGCTGACGCAGCACCGCTGCCAAGGGTGAGATTATACTGTGCCCACGTCTGACCCGCGCTCGGCCAGTATTCGAAGACGCACTTCACACCATCCTTGATGGTCAGCGTCTTGCCACTGGCGACCGTCGAGATGCTGGCGTTGGTGGCTGAAATTGCACCTGTCGCCAGTGGCGGCGAGAACTTCAGCTTCATCGGGCGGATGAAGCGGCAATTCGACAACGGGAGACCATCGCCCAGCGGGTCAGCATCGGCTGCCCCCTTGTCGGCAAGGATCGTGACCGACTTATTCCAGACGTGCGATGATGGAACCGTGGTGTCGCCAACCAGCTTGATGGTCTTGCCATCGCTAGCTGCCGCCCAGACGGTCGCAAAATTACCTGGGGCGGCAGGGGACAGACCATTCCCGGTCCCGGTGTCTGCCATGTAGAAGTCGGCAGCCGAACCGGCGGGCGCCGCAACAACAACCACGGAAACATTCGAAACACGCGGGCTGTTGGCGCTGTCGGCCAACGTCTCGGTGAGGGTGAAGTTGTAGGTTCCGGCAACGGTTGGCGTTCCGGTAATAGTGCGCAGCGCACTGTTGAGCGTCATCCCGTCCGGAACGGCGCCGGCCAACGTCGATCCCGCGGTGGCTCCGATGATGGATATGGAGGTACTGGTGCCGACGGTGGCAGTGCTGCTGGAAAGCGTTAGCGCGGCGAGGCTCGGCTGTTCGAAGACGTTGCCGATCGTGATCGAAAGGACCGTGTCACGCGGTGAGTTGGCCGAATCCGTGAGCGTCTCGCGCAAGGTAACCGAGTGGCTTGTGGCTGTTTCGAAATCGGTGCTGGTTGCGCCGGCGACGAGATTGCCTTCGGAGATCGCGAAGCGTCCACCCGCATCGTCGACAAGTGCCAGTGCCGATCCGGAGGTCTTGCCCAAGAGCACACCCACTACCGTGCCCGCTGCGCTGCCTTCGGCCAGGACTGCCGCTGACAGGCTGATTGCGGAAAGGTTGGGCTGCTCGAACTCGTTGGTGACGGTGATGCTGATCACTGTTTCACGCGGCGAATTGGCCGAACCGGGCAGCGTTTCGCGGATCGTGATCTGGTGACTGGTCGCGCTTTCGAAGTTGGTGGCCGTGGCAGCCACGATGTTTGCCCCGGCGATTGCAAACCGCCCACCAGCGCTATCGACGAGCGTCAATGTCGATGCAGGTCTCGCGCCAAGGATCGCACCCACCACGGTCCCGGCCGCGCTGTTTTCCACGATCGTGCTGGCAGAGAGATAGAGGTTGCCAAGGTTCGGCACCGCAGGCGGCTGACCACGCGGTACCAGGTCAAGGCTCCAACCCCGGCGAACCACGACGCTGCGCTTTCGGCTTGCGGCCGGACGGAAATCGATGACGCGCATGGACGCCGCGCCTCAGTCTGTGCTGCCGCAGCTGATCAGCACATCATCATGGTACGCGCGGACCCAGATGTGGTCAGCTGTGCCTTGGGCAACTTCACCGGCCGGAAGGCGCAGGCCATTCCTTTCAGTGGGAGCAACAGCACTGGGCGAGAACACCACCAGCAAGTGCCGATCGGTGTAGAAGCTCTTGTTCTGGACGTAGGCCCCCGCGCCGCCAAGGCCCGGGTACGTAGCTACCAGGTCCTGCCAATCCCTATCGATGGTGAGATCGTTTTCGGTCTTGGCCATGAGTTCCATCCTGCGCAGAAGCAAATTCCAGCGCAGGTTGGACAGCTTTCGCGCGCGCGCTAGCTGCGGGCGGGGTAGATGCGGGTTTTACCGTGCAGTGGGATCAGTCGGGTAGAGGTCGGGCGACCTGGCGCCGCATTCCGCGCAGCGCAGCCGCAGTGCAACAGCGCTGATGGCTGTGCTTTGGTTCCGTCGCATAAGCTCGTGCGCCAAGCTTGCAGGGTCGAGATCGGAGACATGCCTGCACGTTATGCAGCGGACCCGCAGGATCTGGCGATGCCGCCGGTAGTCGTTCAAGGTTTCCAGTCGCTTGAAGCCCATGCCGTCCGAGAACGTATGTGGAACGATTCGGCAAGGGGATTGCGATCACTCGCCTGTGCTCACTTCGGCTCGATCATGTCGCTCGCGATCTGGATCACGAGGTCCTCATCCTCCGGCGAGAAGCCGAGCAGGCGGCGCACGGGGTAGCGGTAGCGGATTGGGGTGCGATCACGCAGGCGCCCGATGGTCTTGGTCTCGCCGAACTGGCTGACCGAGCCGGCGCGATCGACCAAGGGCGATTCCGGGGCGACCGTCACACCGTCCTCCGTGGCATCGATGCGCCAGTGCTTGGCATAGCGCAGGCCCTGAAACATCTTGCCGCCAGCCTTCTCGCGCAAGCGCCCACGCCGGTCATAGCGGGCCTTCTTGGGCTCCATGGGCGCGCCATCGGGCTCGACGTTTCGGGCGATGCGCTTGAGGTTCGACTTGCGCAGATCGCGGCCAAGCTGCTGGCCCGCGCGCTTGCGCTGGGGCGGCGCAAGGCCATGCAGCACCTGCCCCATCCACTCGTCCAGGCGCGAAAGATCGTCGTCTGCCATGGCAGCTTACGCGGGAGGCACGAGCTGCTCACCACCGAGAAGGATGGCGGCAATATCAGGGGCCAAGCCCTCGGCGTTGGCTTCCTCGAGCACCGAGTCGGTCTGCTCGACAGGCTCAACGCGTTCCTCGCCATTGATAGTGGAGACTTCGTAATTCTGGGTCAGGTCGATCTGGATGAGCACATCGGCAGTGCCGTTGTCGAGAATATCGGCATCGAAGCTGAAGCTGTCAGAGCCGGGCTGCAATCTCACAGGTTGGTGGGCGCGGAGCCATCGAGTGATTGCGAGTGTGATTATCGAGAGATCGGTGCGGACGCCAATTGCCAGGACGTTAAGCCGAAAGGAGAGTTCGAACGCATTGCTGCCCGTCTGTCGCGCACGCGCAGAGCCACGATCAATCCAGACGGGCAAAGCGGCAGGGTCATTCGACACTTCGGGAATGGCGGCGCGAAGGGTGGCGCTGAGGCTGTCGATCTTACGCATCAGGTCAGTCCCACAGCTGGATGGTTTCGCGGGTGGCGGTCGCTGCCTCTGCCACTTCGGGCAGGATCAACTCAGTGCCACCAGGAAGCCGTGGGCCGAGCGCGGCGATGCCGGGATTGAGCTCGAGCACCTGCTCGGTCACGTTGCTGGTGCGGCCGAGAACGCGCCAGCAGACTTCGTCAACTGTTTCACCATCTCGCGCGGTGGCTGTGATCGTCATCAGATCAACTCGACACGGTTGCGCGGCACGTCGGCGCGGGTGTTACCGGGGGCAAAGGTCTTAAGGTCGGCCACGGCTGCCCAGGCGCGGCGGTAGTACTCGTCGGCACCGTCTTCCTTGTCGGTCGCGCGATCGAGACCGCGATCGGTGGCGGTGATGTCGCGGTTGCCGGCAAAGAGATCAGCAGCAGTGAGCGAGATGATCAGGCGCTCCCACAGTGCCTCGGCCTGGTTGCGATCGTTGATCATGTCCGCCGTCACGTCCGCGAGCTCTACGGCCCCGGCGAGGACGTGCGTGGCGCGCCATGCCGCCAGCTGGCGGAAGGCGGTGAGCATCGCGGCCTCGATCGAGGCCCGCAGGCGATCGGTGGTGACCTCGCCATTGCCCAGGCGCACCGAATTGCGGACGAGGGCGAGCGGGATATCGGGAAACCAGCCATCGGCGCCGACCGTGGCATTGGCCGGATCCAGCAGGGGAACGGGATTTGCAGTCAGGCCTGCCATGGCGGTTCACTCGTTTTGGATTCGGCCCCGAAGTTTTCGGGGGGTGAGGATGCGATCGGGCAGGGACTGGAAGACCCGCCCTTGCGCATCCGCCCCCCGAGCGCCGTGGGGCGGGCCGGTCAGCCCTGGGGAGGCTCTCCGCGGTCAAGCGGTTCACCGGCACCAGGTGCAAGCTTCTTCGCCTCGCGGTCGAGGCGTTCGATATCCTTCTTGACGCCGACGTTGGCATCCAGCTGCAGCGCGCGGCGCAGGTTCTCGAGCGCGGTCTCCACATAGGCAGCCTTGCCGCCAGCGGGGGCGTTGTCTGCCGTTGGATCGAACTCCTCGGCACGTCTGGCGTAGCGCCGGCCAATGGCCTTGAGCAGCTTGGCGCGCACGGCATCGTGCATGTCATGCCCTTCGACCAGCGCGGACACCGCGAGCAGGTGATCCAAGCTGACCGCATCGAACTCGGCATTGGCGATGGTGGCCACTTCCTCGGCCAGATAGCAGGCAGGGGTTCGGGTGAACTTTTCCGGCATGGCAAGGCCGTGGCGGATGGCATGGGTGGCAAGACGCAGGGCGTAGTCAAAATCGCGATAGTCGATCGCCCAGACCAGATTGGTCACGAGGATTTCGTCCTGCGCGGCCTGAGAGCCATCGGTTCCCGCGGCAGCAAGCACGCCTTCGATCCACGGCACAAAGGCGCGGGCCATCTCGACCTTGACCGGCACGCGGGCCTCGTGGCTGGCGATGTCTGACAGGGTGCGCAGGTTGTCATGCAGCAGCACGCGCAGGGCGGCATATTCCTGTCCGGCCGCAGTAGTAGGCTTTGGCTCCTGCAACTCGGTCGTGCGGACCGTTTCAGGCGCCACGGTGCCCGACATGATGCCGAGGACGCGCTGCTTGTGACGACGGAAGGGGCTGCTCATGCGGGGCTCCATGATGGAAGGGAGGCCGCGCTATCCGGCGCGCGGCCGACCGGTTCGGTTAAGGAGCATCCGCTCCCCTCCCCGGTCTCTGATGTGGGCTCTTGCGGCAACCGACCCGGATGTCAGCGACCGCCTTCACTGCCCTCCCGGCGTGGTATTACGGGCGGTCGCCGAACTCGATGTTCTCGGCCAGGACCATGAAATCAGTGTCTTCGATGACGTAGCCTTCGTTGACGCTGTTGTAGTCAACCAGGCTTGCCTTGTTTTCGGGCTCATCCTTGATGTACCGGCGGCGCGAGCCTTCCTGGTAGTACATCGACAGATTCTTGAGCGGGGTGACCGCCATCGTCTTTTCCGGAAACTTCGGGACGATGGCAGCGCGGCGCCCGCCGATCTGCTTGGTGGACATGATGATGTCACCCACCACCTGATCAGACGTTGAGCGTCCCCCGTCGACCGTGTCCGAGAGCGGACGGTTGATCATCGGGAAGTACTTCTCGTCTACCAGGTCCTGGCTGACCAGAACGACGTGGTCGGTGCTGTTGCGCGACCAGCTGGGCATGCCCGAGATGAGATCATAGGCCAGCGCATCGATGTTTTTGTAATCGCCATCAGCACTGTCGGCGTTGGGCCCGATATAGATTGGCGCGGCCGCACCAGTTGCAGTGGTGATGCCGCCGGCGGTAACGGTGGCGCGCCCCATGACATGATCGGCCTTTTCAAGGCGAAGCTTCTGCAGCCAACCGATGTTCACGTCTTCGCCCAGCGGGTTGTCTTCGGCATCCGTGCTGGCAGCGGCGGCAAGACCGTTCCAGCCAACCGAGATACGGCTGAGGGCCACCGACACCGCGACGTGACGGGCATAGCGCTGCGCGAAATCGGGGAACTTCGACCAGTTGTCGATGATCTGCCAGGGCAGCTTGGTGTTGAACTCGGTATCGTAGAGCCGATACTCGCGATCCTGCAGTTTGCCGACGTAACGCGCCTTGCGCGGCAGATCAGCCTCTGCCGTGCGCGAAGCGATCATGTCATCAGTGCCGAGGCCGATCACCTTGCCGATCAGATCGCGAACGCCAATGACGTTGATCTGCTGCAGGAAGCCGACTTCTTCGCGCTGCAGATCCTCGAGCCGCTGTTCGGCGGTGGGATCAAGCGAGAACTGGTGCGCCACGCCGCGCATTGCGCCATTGAGGTTCACGATAGCGGTGAAAAGGCCGTCGAGCGCCCGGCGGCCGCGATCGGAAAGAGTGTAACCCATGTCTGTCAGGTCCTATTGAGGGGAGTAAGCGGGGCGGGCGGCGGACTGGATCAGAAGATCCCGGAGTAGTTAGCGGCCTTGCCGTCGGAGATCGGACGCTGGCGGTAGTTCTGGTCGGGGGTGCGCTCCTGCGTTTCCTCGACCTTCTTGAGCTTGACCGCGAGGGCATCGGCCTCGGCGCGGAATTCGGTGCGCAGGCTGTCGACGGCGGTAGCGAAGGTCTTGCCCAGGTCTTCGAACAGCGGGCGCAGCTGAGTGAAATCCAGTGCGGCGGCAGCGTCCTTCTTGTCGTCGGCCTTCACTGCCGGCTTTTCCTCGCCTTTCGGCGCGAACCTGGCAGCGAAGCCGTCGAACATCTTGCTCATGGCCGTCAGCAGCGAGTTGCCGCCTTCGGTAACATCGGCGCCCGCGAATTCGAGGGCTTCGGCCTTGTCGCCGGAGACAGTGAGCGTGCCGGGGAGCGAGCGGTTGAACTGCAGACGCTCGGTGGCGATCGACGCGGGGCTATCAGTGAGCGCGCAGCCCATCATGTAGGCAAAGCCCTTGCCACCGAAGTTCGGCTCGATCTCGATCGAAGGATAGACCTTCTGCCCCGCTTCGTTGAGTTTCTTGGCATCATCGTTGACGTCGAAAATGCCGTAGAGAGCCTTGCGCTTCTCGGTCTTGCCGTTGAAGTTCACCTCGACCTCGCCGATCGAGAGTTCCAGAACATCCCCGTAGGCGCGGAAGGGCCCATCGCCGCTGATTCCCCGGATATGCTCGATGTTGAGCCGCGCGCCGTAGACCTTGGGGTCGTAGCTCGAAACCATCTCTTCGAGCATCGTTTCATCGATCACGCGGCCATCGACGGTGGAACCGGCGGTGGCGAGCAGGAAGGGCTTGGTCTTCATCGAAAGGGCTCCCGTGGGGCGTTGGTGCGGGGTCAGGTCCGGCGGTCTGCAATGTGTGCCATTTGAGGCACCGGCGGCGCGGCTCTGGCAACGCGCCTGCGCGGTAGAGCGCGGGTTTACCCGGCGAGGCAGGCGACAGGAGGCGGGGTTCGGGGTGCATGGCTTGACGCCATGCACTGCGCTCCACCCCTGCGAACCGTTCCCGATGAGGAAACAGATCCGGCCATCAGCCGGCAGGTGAACCGTGCGCAGCGGCGCGAGGCACGATCACTCTACCATCGCGGGTGGACGGCAAAGCAAATCTCGGACGAGATGGCGGTTCCCTACGGAACGGTGGCGGCATGGAAGCGGCGCGATGCGTGGGACCAGGACGCGCCGATAGCGGTGGTGGAAGACCGGCTTGAGGCGAAGATCGCCATGCTGCTCGACAAGGAACCCTTCACCGAGGGCGACATGAAGCGGGTGGATTTCCTGATGCGCCAGCTCGAACGATCGGCGCGGATCCGCAAGTACGACAAGACCGGGAAGGAGGGCGACCTCAATCCCAAGATCGCGAACCGCAACGACGAACCGGCGAAGGCCAAGCGCGCCGAAAAGCGGAAGAACTTCCTCACCATCGAACAGTGGGAGAAGCTGCTCGAAGACTTCGACGACTGGCGCTTCGAATACCAGGACCTGTGGTGGGACCAGCGCGAGCAGCGCACCCGCAAGATCCGGAAATCGCGCCAAGTTGGCGCCACCGTCTATTTCGCGCGTGAGGCCTTCGCCAAGGTTGGCGAGGCGGTGCTCAAAGGCGAGCAGCCCCGGAACCAGATCTTCATCTCGGCAAGCGAGCGACAGGCGCTCAAATTCCGGCGCGAGATCTACAAGTGGGTGCGCAAGGTCACCGGGATCGAGCTCAAGGGCAAGATCATCGAGCTCGACTTCGTCGGGCAGTATCCCGAGGATCAAGACGGGCAGACCGAGCACAAGCCGATCGAATCGGTGGGCTTCTACTTCCTCTCGACGAATTCGGCGACCGCGCAGGGCGAGAGCGGCGACTTCTACTTCGACGAATACGCGTGGGTTCATGGGTTTGCCGAGCTGGCCAAGGTCGCCAGCGGGATGGCCACCCACAAGATCTACAAGAAGACCTATTTCTCGACGCCATCGACCAAGACGCACGAGAGCTATGCCTTCTGGTCAGGCGAGGAATGGAACAAGGGCCGCACGAAGGGCGATCAGAAGCCCTTCGACATCAGCCACAAGAACCTGCGCCGCGGCGCGATCATGCCAGACGGCAGCTGGCAGCAGATCCTCACCATCCACGATGCCTGCGCGCTGGGCCTTTCCACCCTGGTCGACGTCGACGAGCTGCGCCGCGAGTATTCGGAAGATGCGTTCCGCAACCTGTTCGAATGCGAGGATGTGGACGATGCCGAGAGCAGCTTCCCCTACGCCCGCCTCAACCCGGCGCGTGTGGACAGCTTCCTCAAGTGGCGCGATTTCCATCCTGCGTTGGTCGACGTGCCCGGCGGCCGTCCCTTCGGCGAGAAGCCGGTGTGGTTGGGTTACGATCCGAACAAGCAAGGACGCGACGATGCCGCGCTGATCGTGCTGGCACCACCGGACAAGGCCGGGGGCAAGTTCCGCGTTTTGGAGAAGTACCGCCTTAACGGCCTCGACTTCGCCGGGCAGGCCGATTTCATCAAGGGCGTGGCGGGCCGCTACAACGTCGCCGATATCTCGATCGACACTACCGGGTCAGGACAGGCAGTGCTCGAGCTGGTCGGCCACTGGTTCCCGCTGGTGCGCAAGATCGAATATTCGGTGGCCAGCAAGACCGCGCTGGTGATCAAGGGTCAGCACGTGTTCCGCGCCGGCCGCATCGAGTTCGATGCAGGGTGGACCGACCTTATGCAGGCGCTGATGGCCATCCGCCCCACGCTTACCGCAAGCCAGAAGGGCGTGACCTATACCGCGCGCCGCAATGGCGAGATCGGCCACGCCGACATTGCCTGGGCGCTGCTGCACGCCCTTTCCAATGAACCTTTGGACGTCGGGACCGAGAGCCAAGCGAGCAGCGGTACCGTCAGATTTTTCGATTGAGGAGCCGAGCATGAGCACGAGGAAATCGACCGCACTGGCGGCACCGGCGAAAGCAAGCGCGGGGAAGCTTTCCCGTATTCCGAAAGGACCCGTCGAGGGCGGCGTCTTTTCGTTCGGTGATCCTGAAAGCGTGCTCGATCGGCGCGAGCTCTCCCAGTACTTCGAGATCTGGCACAACGGCCAGTGGTACGAGCCGCCCCTGCCGACTGCCCGCCTCGCCCAAGTGTTCAACATGAGCCCCTATCATCGCAGCGCGGTGGCCCTGAAGGTCAACATGCTGGTTTCGCAACAGGTGCAGAGCCGGTGGCTGGGCAGTGACGACTTCGAGCGCTTCGCCCTGGACTTCGTGCAGATGGGCAATGGCTACTTCGAGCAGGTGCCCAACCTGGGCAACCGGGTGGCGGTCATCAAGCACGCGCCATCGGTCCACATGCGCGCAGGGGTAAAGGCTGGCGTGTTCTGGTTCGTAAACGGAACGATCGGTCAGAGCCACGAGTTCGAGCCTGGACGCATTTTCCAGCTGCAGCAGCCCGACGTAGCGCAGGAAATTTATGGCCTGCCCGAGTGGCTATCGGCGTTACAGAGCGGTTTGCTTTCGGAGAACGCCACGCTGTTCCGCCGGCGCTACTACCTCAACAGTGCGCATGCTGGCTTCATCCTGAGCATCACGGACGCTTTGGCCGATGAGGGCATGGTCGACCAGATTGCGGAGAAGCTGGGCCAGGCGCGCGGCGTGGGCAACTTCAAGAACATGCTGCTCTACATGCCCAAGGGGAAGAAGGACGGCGTGCAAGTCATCCCGATCGCGGACGTGACTGCGAAAGACGAGTTCTCGAACGTGAAGAACATCAGCCGCGACGACATGCTTGGCGCGCACCGCACACCGCCCCAGCTGATCGGCGTTATCCCGCAGAACAACGGCGGCTTCGGCAGCGTGCGCGAGGCGCGCGATTCGTTCTTCGAACTTGAGATCGTGCCGATCGCGAGGCGCATGCTGCGCGTCAACGACTGGGCAGGTGTGTCGGTGCTGTCATTTGCCGATTACCTCTGCGCCGATGGCTCGGTGATCCGGCAGGAAGGCAACGGCTTCAGGAAAATTCCCGCAGTGCAGGTGCGCTAA